GGAGGTTACTGTCTTAAAAACAAGACTCCCTTTCACAGTCCCTGGTGTGTCGTTAGTAAAGGCTGGGAGAGTTTCATTTTGAGCTCCATCACTTGTATCAGTTCCCACTATCACAATTTGGACAGCATCTATAACACTCCCTCCCCCTGCCACAGTTGCCGTAATAATCCCTGGAGAACTGAATGATTTAATACCAGAAGTAATAACTTGCTCTGAACCTGTGTCTGTAACTGGGTCGTGGACTGAAAGTGTTTGTGTATAGCTTTCAGTTGAGTAAACATTTCTGCGGCGACCTCTTCCACCAGTTTTTACTGTCACTACTGTTCTAGTTTGTGTTGACTCTGTATCTATTGTCACAACTGCATTATTGTTAGATGCCCCCGAAGCGGATAGATTTGGGTTTAGCCAATCCCCTGCTGTATCTGTCTCCCTGTATTGCATTTCAAAAACATTTGTTCTATTGTTTCTATTACCACTATCATCAAAAGTGACCAACCCTCTACCATATATAACATCAACACTTATCTCATTCACTCCCTCTGCTGATGTCTTTGTAGTCCAACCATCTGCCTGTTTAAGTAACACAGAAAAGTTCTCCTGTGAAACTGTATCTGGAAACAAGGTTAAATCAGGGTCTCCTGCAACTCCCTCCACCGTTTCAATATCTATCCCATCGAAATTCTGAATAGAAGTGTTACCGATTTTCACATCTTCTATCTTCAATCTCCCATATCCCCATACCATCATCATCCTCAAGTAATGGTCATTACCTACTATTTCAGTATATGTTTGACTCCCTAATGGTGGAACATGCTTGTGAGTTCCTAAAACAAAAGGGATAGCTCCAAAATATCGTGTTGTATTTCTTGCTCCTTCCATGAACAAAGATGGACTCTCTCTTAGACCACCACCTGCTCCAGAAAGAGTTGGCATCCCTGGTGCTGTGGGAGCTTTAGGTGGTATGAGAGCATTGACAGCTAACATACCTACTGCACCTACTAACGCACCAGTCACAGATGCTGCGATACTTCCTGCTGTAAGACTTGGAAACACACTAACTAAAGCCCCAGCACCAATTGCTGCTGCTGCAACAATTACGACTACCATCAAAACTGTTTTTAATACATTCTTACCACCTCCACCATCTCCACCTCCACCACCACCTGCAGGGAGTGTGCGAATGGTCACAATATCTTTTTCAAACGGATATACATTACCCCACTCACTTTGAGGGATAACGCTGTCGTTGATTAATATACAGGCATAGGTGCGGAGAACAGGGTCTGGTTGTACGCTTTCTAATATCTGTTGAACAGAATTTCCCTGTATGGCAACAAAGTTCATCCTCTCCACCTTAAAAGGATGTGGACAAGCTACGACTGTTGCTCCTTCTTTCTTCTCCAAAACCATTAATTCATTTTCCGACATATCTATAAATTCCCTCTATCCTAAAATCTTTCATTTTTTGTAGACAGGTATTAATACCATGCTCCACATGGAGAAACTTCTCCTTGTCAACCACTAAACCCACATGACAGGCTCTCCCATACATATATATCAATAGAGCATCTCCCATCTGAGCTTCTTCTACTTGTTCCCATTCTTCTTCTTTTTGCTCTTTATATAATCTTGCTATTGCATCCCTGTGTTTGACTACATCATGGTCATTCTTATAGTGTGGTAACTCAACATCAAAGAGTTCCTTGTAGGCTATGCATAATAATCCCCAACAATCCCATCCCTCCCACACTCTGCCATGAGGAATAAATGGAACTCCAATAGCTTTTTTACAAAATTGAGTAATATTCATATCTGGAATAATCCTGCAAAATTAGCAGGAGAAAATTGTGCGATAGGGAATGGCTCAATCCCAAGTTCCTCAGTAATCAAATCTCCTGATATTGTAAACATATCCCACCTCACATTCTTCAGTAAAAATAAAGACCATGTTAATTCAATCGTATCGGGTGCTGCTGCTCTTATAATTTCTATCTGTATTGTTGCTGGTGTAGTTATAGCTCTCAAACCTTCTGCTATCTCCCGACTCACATTATCTATTGTCAGTCTTGCTAAAGGTGCTGCTCCCTCCCTAGCGTCTGGTAAAGATATATCAAAAGGAAACGGTGAAAACAAATTACCATTTGATGTCACAGCCTCATTGTTGTTCACCACTCTTATAGCTGGGTCAATATCATCGTGGTCTATCGTCAATAAGACAAGAAAAACATCACTTGTTTCCTGTGAATATGCTGCCTCCTTAAAGGCATTTGTAATTGCCATTACGGTAATATCTCCAAGTTAAAAGTTGCTCTCCAATACCTGTTAGAAGTAGAGGCATCGCCTATCCCCCTGATTACAGACCATGAAGGTGGTTTTGTAAATCGTACTGTAACTGTTTCTCCATCGACAGGGTCTGGTATTGTAAATGAATCTGTTCCTTCGTTTATAGTTGTAATATAAAAAGTATCAAAGGTCGCTCTTTGTGTTCCAGTTAAAGTGGTAGACCATTGCCAATTCCTTATCGCTGCTGTAAAAACTTTCCTCTTCTTTGGAGCACCTGAGTCCATTTGTGACTTAATAAAAGCCTGTTGTCTTTCATCTTTAAAACCTCCATCTATCGGATATTGTGGTAATGATGCTGGGTACGCTGGCATTAATTTATCTCCTTATCGTGCTTTGTTGCATATCACGAAATTGACTGAGCATTTGATTATTAAATTTACTCCCTGGCTTTACCTGTTGTGACATTTTCTCATCAAGAATTACATCTATACTTCTCCCTCCCTGTTCGCTTTCTGATTCTTCAACTCTTGTTCCTTCTGGAGCACCAATAATATTTATTTCCACATTACTCCCACCACCTCCTATACTTCCCATAACCTGACTCATTCTATCAAGTGGTATTATTGCCTCTGGCCCTGCTTCACCAAATATGCGTGCTGTTGGTTTAGTGACTATCCCTCCCTCTGCAGTAGTTGGAAATCCTTGAGGATTAAATGTTCCCCCATATGCACTTTGTGGTGTAGTAGTCGTGGGAGTGCCAACATTTCCACCAATCCATGTTCCAACTGCTCCAGCAAGAGCTCCTACTATCCCTGACCCTGACCCTCCTGCTGCTTGTCCAAATAACGCTTGCATCATCGGTTGAATGATTGTGATTTTAACAGCCATATCAGCAATCATTCTGGTGAAAGAGTTAAGGATATCTGAAAAACTTACTTCCGCTCCCATAACCATATCAGTCAAAGTATTACCAAACTCATCTCCCCAAGACATGATACTGGATTGCATAGTTTGATAAGCTCTACTATGTTCTAATGTTATTTTTCTTACAGATTCAGTTTTAAAATCTCTCAATTCCTCCGCACTAATTTTACCTTTCTCCACTAATTCATCATACGCTTTAGCTTCTTCTAAAAGTTGTGCTATTGCAACTGCTGTTGCTGACTTAGTTAATTTTATTCGTTCCGCATTAAAATCCACTAATTTCTTTTTGATTTTTGAAGTGGACTTATTATATTGTTCTTCTAAGTTATCAAATATCTCTCTTGTTTTAGCCGACAACACGGTAGGGTCTATTTGTTCAGCAGTTGACTTCCAAACTACTCCTATTCTTTCTGCCGATAATCCTCCTTCTTGTTCTATTGTCTGGAAATTCTTTACTAAATTCTCTCCTACTTTGCGTAGTTCTCTATCTGTTTTTAACCCTAATTGTTCGTAAGCAGTTTCCACTCTTTTTAATGCTTCTTCCACAGCAAACACATCAGCTTCTCGTATTAAATCTTCAAGAAGCCCAGTCCTTTCAAATTTCTCTATCCCTTTAAGTTTTGATATTTCTAACATTTCCATCATCATATTTGGAACTCTTTCAACAGGTAAATCTTCTAATGAAGTTCGGAGTTTCCCTAATACTCTATCTTGTGTTTGCATTATATACAAATCTTGTGCCCTTGCCTCTGCTGCCTTGTCTATCCCTTGTGAAAGTTCGATGAATGTTTTAGCTTGGTTTTCTGCTGACATACTTAATTGTTCTTGTGCCTTATAAACTTCTGCCATTGATATTGGAGCATCTTTATTCTTTTTCAACCAATCTTCAACAGAACCTGCTGCTGGTGTGTATGCTTCGTACCCTTTAGAAACAGGACGCTTTGTAAGTTTATCAGCAGAGGGTAATACTTGTGCTCGTATGGCTGCTATTTCTTCTACCGATTCTTTTGCCATTCCTAAGAATCCTCTAACATCTTTGGCAAGGTCACCTAAATCAAATCTAAGTGGGGCAATAGCTGCTTTGGCTAAACTATTTAGAAGAGTCAAAACCTCTATTATAAGAGGAGTGAAAGCAATTCCTATTTCTCTCGCTATATTATTAAAAGATTGTTTCAATCTATCTAATTGCTTACCTGCAGAAGCTAGACGAATTTCTTGTTCTTTCAATGCAGAATTGGAAGAGTCTAAAGCCACCGCATGAACATCTTGTACTTTTGTTAAACCATCAAACACTTCCACCGCTTTAGCTGCTTGTCTAATACCAACTAATTGACCTGCTGTAAATACTTTTTGATTCTTATCTAATGTTTGGAATTTTTTAGCAACATCAAATAATATATCTTTGCCAGACCTTAATTTCCCGTTAACGTCTTTTTGAGCAACTCCTAATTTTCTTAAAGTGTCTTTTACTTTACTTTGGTCGCTTACTAATCTCAATAAAGAAGTTCTTAATGCAACTGCTGCTTCACTCCCTGACCCGAACACTTCTATGATTGGAGTAAGTACAGCTGCTGTTTCTTCAAATGTAAACCCCATTAAGTTTGCCACAGGAGATAAATTTGCCATGCCTGTTGCTAACTCTCCTAAATTAGTCGCGAACTTATTAGATACTTCATTCATAATATCAAGAACTTTTGCAGCTTCAGATGCTGGAGCCTTAAACCCTTTAAGAATTCTAACTATCATTCTAGAAGATTCAACAACATCTAAATTACTAACAGTTGCCGACCTTAAAGCAACTTCTTGTAATTCAAAAGCCTCTTTTACTGCAAATCCTGCTTGTTTAAAATTAGCAGCACCTTGTAATACTTCAGCAGCAGATTCTCCAAAGGTTTGAGAAAGTTCTTCTACAGTACCTTTGAATTGTAAAGCATTACCTTCTGTCTCACTCATTACTTTCTGTAAATCTAATAATGCGTCTTCAAATTTTACCCATTCTTGAATAGACTTTCTAATTCCTAATCCAATTAAAGCCCCTGCTGCTATTCCTCCTACCGCAAGAAGTTGAGTTTTAACTCCTTTTATAGCAGTTCCTAATTTACCCAATCTACTGGTAGCTCTCCCAGAAAACCTTTTCATCTGCATTTCGGCTTTCTTTAACTCTCTTTGGAGTTTATAGGTATTACCATCTATTGTCACCATCAAAGTTCCAATATTAGCCACTTTGGTTATCCTCCTTTTTAACAAATTTGGTTGCCATTGCTGACATTTGCTTCTTCATATATGCTACCTTATCTTTTTTAGTTTCCTTCTCAAATTTAGGCATAAAATCTTCAACCTTAAATGGTTGTGGTTGTTTCTTTGAATCTCTATTAACATTTGCTAATATACAACATATCTGTGCTGTCTGATAATATTGTTGTATTTCTCCAAACGGTTCTACATTGTAATACAATTCCCATTCTTTCAGCTGTCTGGAAGTCAGTCCTGCTAATAAATAATCAGGGTGCCATACTCCCAAAGCCAGAGCTAATCTAAAATGTAATCTTCGCTCTGGCGACTTTAGTTTTTTGACATATCATCAACATCTTCTTTAGTAATCCCTGACAATCTTTGCCCTACTTCAAATATCTTATCTAAAGCGTGAGCTGATTTCTTACCAAGAGCTGGTATATCTTTCTCACTAAACAACTGATTGCCTTCCTCATCAACACAAACAGCTACTACTAATTTTGCTCTAAGGTTTTCAAAAGTCCTTTTGTTTGTATCAATATTAAAGATAGACTTCTCGAACTTGTCTCTCTCTGCTCCTGTCAATGTTCTTACAAATACATCCCCATTCCATTCCTTGATATGAACCTTCTCTGTCTTTAAATCTTTTACTTCAAATATTTGTTCTTTGGTTAAGAACATAGTACACCCTCCTTAAATTAATTGTTTATGATGTCTGAGTTATCTGACCATCAATTGCTATTGTCACTGTCATAGTTACTTTGTCATCAAGTGGAACATCCAATGTGATGTTAGTAACCCAACCTCCAAAATCATACTGTGTAGCATTGGTATCTGATAGCTTGATTGTATAAGTCTGATTAGCTGAGTTAGTTTCAAAATCAAAGTTGAATAAATCATATCCAGCCCTAGTAAAGTTCATATTCAAAGTGATTTCTCCACCATCTCTGAATCCACTTATCTTCTCTCTGTACCCACCAGTAGAATCCAAAGTAGTAACATCTATTAAATCCCTTGACTTATTAAACCCACTAATAGAATTTATCTCTGCTACTGCTACACTATTTCTCTCAAACGTAGCACCTACTCCTGCAAAACCTGAACTTGCCATTTCCTTCTCACCTCCTTTAATTGTTAAAAAATTATGCCGTTCTGTGAATCCTAAAATTCAAAGTCAGAATCGGTCTATCACTATCATCATATCCTAAAGAGATTATGTCTGACGAAGCCCATATTCCTTGATATACTGTACTATTGATAGTTGTATTCTTAAATTTATGTAACACTCCCTTAATTGTATTCATTGTTGAATAAGCAATATCATAACCCATTCTTCTCCCCCTGACTCTTACCTGTACCGTTGGAAACTCATTCCTTTCCGTACTAGATGCTGGTTCAAATCCTCCTGTATCAAATACTGTAACAACAGCATCTGGAGTAGTAGGCTCCCGACTTATAAACAGATCAGTTCCCTCTGCTAATCCTGTAGCTGACGATGACAATGCCAATATCGCTGATACATCTTCTGCTGGACTATTCATACAATACTCGCCCTCCTTTGTATAATCTTAAATATGTTCCTAGAATTATTCCTTAACGCTTGTTCTAAAAACTTAGACTGACCAACTTTAAAACTTCTGTTTGGGGGAGCTTCATGTACATCTACAGCATAATAAGCGGTATATCCTACCTCAGCAAATGGTTCTTTAGGTCGTTTACTTTTCCTCGCTTCTACTTTTCCAGAATGTTCAGCAGCAACTTTTTGTCCACCTTCCGCATTTACATCAAAACTTCCTCCTCCCATTTCCCCTCTGGTCTTGACCTTTCCTCCACCCCATGTGATGTAGGCGCTGTTCCTTAGATTTCCTGTATCAATCGGTGTGATCCTAAGAGACTCTCCCTTTACCAAAACCGCTGCTTCTAACATACCTGCAGTTGTCTTGTTTTTCACCTTTTTCAAGGCTTTATTAAGACCTACAATCACTTTCTGCAATCCTGTTATCTTAATCCCTTTTGTTGTTTTAGCCACTATAAAATCGCCTTTCGTTCAAAATCAGTCGCCTTCAGGTTAGGTGTTTTAATAAACTGTCTTATTTCAAGAGCTCCATCAACATCTTTTGGATTCGCTTCTGAAGATGTTCCCAGAAACAACCACCCCTCCGAATCTAAATCCTGACCAACAAACACAAACGCTTTTGACACGCTTTCTCTGCCAGTTGAATCTATGAACAAATCCGTTCTATCTTCCCATCTCCCAGTTATTTGTTCTGGAGTTGCGAAAGTTCTAGCTCCGAATTTATCCGTAACTGGAGTGTCCCAATATGTTATTGTCTGATTATGATTTCTTGTTAAAAAACTCATGTCATATCTATGGCATCAACCGTATCCACCCTCGCCTTACGCCCTCCCAAACTTGCTAATCTTCCAGTCGTATCTAACATTATCGCCTGTTGACCATAGGAAGTTAAATTCAAATTTCTTGCCTCCCTATCAGCATTACCAACATACTTAACCGTTGTTCCTCCTATCTTCTCCTCCACTCCTTGCCTCTCAATAGAACATGCCACTAAATGGGCTGCTACCCACCTCTCTAATTCTTTTAAGTGGTCAGTAGTTATTGTGGTCTCACTCCCTAATACTTCTGTTATCAGGACATTCGCAGCATTTATCTGTGCTGTGATAGTTTCAGTCGTTGCAATTAATTCTTTTACCTCATCACTATCTACTCTTGCCATTATATTGTCTCCTTATTCCAAAGGTCAGGACTAATAAAATCTTTTACCGTTTGTTCTTTCCACTCCAATCCCAACCATTCTATAATTGATTCCATATCTATATAATTTCCATCTATCATTTCTTGTGGGAAGACTTCTCTAATATTTAATTTGTTCTCATACATTTCTTTAAACCTCTTGACATGCTCCCTGACCCAACCTAACCAACCGTTCCTATCTTTATATTTAGACATAAATCCTGTCTTCATGCAAGAACTAATTATATCTTCGCTTCTCCTTCGTACTATAATCCACTTAGCATCTGGGAAAGCCCTATCCCATAAAGTCCACATCAGACACATCTTTGCTCCCTTATACATTATCTTTCCCTCCTTATACCCTTGTGTCCTCATTATCTTTTCAAATCTTTCATGCCAAAGCTTTCCGCTCTGTTCTTCAAAGTCCCTTATGTTAGGGAGGGGTTTCTGTCCCATAGGGTCTGCTCCCAATTCTACAAACAAAGGCTTAACCATCTCATTCACTACCGTTCTGTTCTCATACATACCTTTTTTGTTGTATGGAGTAGCCTGTGCTAATTCTCCACCCCATGCGCCACATTTATGTATTACACCTGCAGTCATCGAAGTACCAGACCTCGCACACCCTGTTATAAGAATAGGACTCTTTATCAAAGCAATCTCCCATCACCATAATTTAAAATGTCTTTTACAGTAGTAGTAAGACCCTGTGGTGAAATGCCCTCTGTGTTACTGACAAAATATGTTTTCTTTCTTACTTCAGGAGGACAACAATTCCATTGGAAGTTCTTATGGTAATAGTCGTTCCATATTATTAATGTCTTCTTCTTTAATACAGCAGACATAATTGTAAGCCCTGATGGATACCCTACCACACACTCACTCCCTTTAATCAATCCAAATATCTCATCAACACTTGTCTTCCCTCTAAGGTCTATGCAGTTGGAGACAGAGTTTACTAACAGAGTCTGCTC